AATATGAGTACGGCATCAATTTATGTAGAAGCAAGTAAATTTTTCAAAAACCCTAAGATTACCCTATGGCTTGATTATTACCGGCAGAACACAGAAAAAGCAACTCAAGAAACATTGAATTATTCTGCTATTGACTACTTTAATGATTGTGAAGAAATGAAGCTGATTGCTCTTGAGTGTCGTGATAAACAAGGAAATCCGAATGTTAATGCTGCAATAAAAGCAGATGAAAACAAAGCAAAAGTTTGCGGTCTTTTGAAAGACCAAATTATTCATTCCGGAAGTGTTACTCAAATGCCTTCTGTTATCGTAAACGGAAAAGAGTTAGTTCTTGAAGTAGGAGAAGAAGCTGATGCAGATACAAGTTCCGGAGATGCTTAAATGTCCGCCTAAACTCTATCCGGTCATAACAGAATTTAATAAGTATTTGTATTTTCTTCTTGAAGGCGGTAGAGGAAGCGGAAAAACTCAAGTTATCGCAAGATTTATTCTCTATATCGGAGAGAAAAGAAAAATAAAAGTTTGCTGCGGTAGAGAAATTCAGAAGTCAATTGAAAACTCTGTTAAATCTGTTTTTGATGGCTTGATATTGAAAAATAATCTCAATTGGAGAGTTACCGATAAAGAGATTTTTCATAGAGAAACCGGTTCTCGTATTTTCTTTCAAGGTTTCAGAGAGCAAGGTTCTGTTTCAATTAAAGGTCTTGATGATGTTGATATTCTTTGGATAGATGAAGCTCAAGCTATCACAAAAAACACTCTTGATATTGTTGTTCCAACAATCATAAGAAAACAAAATTCAAAGATTATCTTCACAATGAACAGATATGTCCGGTCTGATGCGGTTTATAAATTTTGTGTAGGTCGTGAAGATTGCTTGCATATCAACATAAATTATTTTGATAATCCGTTCTTGAATGAAGCAATGAAGCATGAAGCTGAAATTTGCAAGGCAAAGAACATAAAAGACTATGAACATATTTGGCTCGGTTATCCTTTAGCTCAAGCAAGTGATTATCTTTTATCATCTGATAAGGTTGAATATGCTTCAAAACTTGAGTTCAACAAAGAAACTCATCCTCTTAATAAGGTTATGAGTGTGGACTTATCCGCTTCCGGTGGTGATTTATGTGTAGCAAAATTACTTGAACAAAAATCAATGTCCGGATGGGAAGAAACACAAACAGTAACATGGGCAGAACCGGACACAGATGTAACAAAAGGTAAAATAATCAACTTCTATTCTATATGGAAACCGGATATTTTGATTATTGATGCTGATGGATTAGGCTATCCGATTTGGGTGAGTGTTAAGAAAACTATTGATGATGCTATTGGGTTCAGAGGAGCAGGTGCAGCAAAAAATCTTTCTTGCGGTAATGCTCGTGCTGATGGATATATGGCAACAAAAGAATTTATTGATAACGGTTGGTTGAAGCTCCGGTGTGAAAACACTATCCGCCAACTTGAATATATCAAAAGAGATTTCAAACCTAACGGATTGAACTATATTCAAAACAAAAAAGATATACGAAAAGAACAGGCTGAAAGTCCGGATTTTGCAGATACTCTTATGATGGGAGTTTATGCAATTACATATCACTCTCATTTGTTTAATGCAAAGATGCAAAGAAGCTCAAACTTCTTTATCAATTCAGACTTTGACCCGTTCGGATAATTAAAAATGAAAGGGAAAATATTATGTGTTCAACTCCAAAAATGCCTTCAACTAACACAACTCCTCAACCGGAGATTGCAGCTCCAACTTATGCAGATGCTCAAGTTTCAAAAGCATCTACAAACACAAGAAATAAAACTGCTGCTCTTGCCGGCAGAGATACAAAAACTTCTCCTCGTGGGTTGGGTGATACTGCAAACACAAAGAAAAAAGAGTTGTTAGGTGAATAAAAATGACAGATAAAAAGTACGATAAAAAGTATTTTGAACAAAGAAGGGCAGAACTCAAGCAAATATTTGAGCAAATAAAACCGGATTTACAAGATTTGGCTGATTATTTTGCTCCTAATGCGGTGAGATTTATTGCTAAAAATGTAAATAAACCGTATGTGAAAAGCAAGAAAATTCTTGATAGCACTACCTTTATTGCCGTTAGAAACTTTGCTTCCGGTATGATGACCGGTGCAACTTCTCCAACAAGAAGATGGTTTAAAACCGGCATAATGTCTAAAGGTCGTGATAAAACTAAAATGAGTTATAATGCAAAGGCTTGGTGTGCTATTCAAGCAGAATTAACAAGGAAAATTCTTTATGCTTCTAACTTCTATCAATTACTTCCGGAAGTTTATGAGCAGCTTGGAATATTCCTTTTTTCTTGTCTTTCTATGGAACAAGATTATGATAATGTTGTTAATTTTAAAGTTCTTCCGATTGGTTCATACTACTATTCAAAAGATGGCAGAGGTATTGTTGATACAGTTTGCCGGAATTATATGGAGAGTGCAAAAAACCTTGTTGAAAGATACGGTCTTGAAAATTGTTCAGACAGAATAAGACAAGTTTATATTGAAAAACCGAATGAATTATTTGAGATAGTTCATTTTGTTGAACCTAATCTTGAATATAAAGAAGGTTCTCCATTCTCTAATCAGAAGAAATTTATCTCCGTTACTTATGAAGTCGGAAGCGGTGCTGATGGTTTCTTAAAAAAATCCGGATTTGATAAGTTTCCTTTTGTAGTATTTGAAGCAAGCTGCAACGGAGAAGATGCTTACCCATCAAAAGGATGCGGTGTTTATGCTTTACCGGATGCAAAGCAGCTCATGACATTGATTAAAGAACTTGGAAAAGCGGTTAAGAAGATGGTATCTCCGGCTTATCAAGGTTCTGCAAGTTTGAAGAATAAAAAACTTTCAGACAATCCCGGCTTCTTTAATGAAGATGGAGATAACGGAGCTGGTATCAGACCTATCCATGAAGTTAATCCTCAAGTATTGGAACTCAAAAACATAATCATGGAATTGAGAGAAAATATTAAATCAATTTTCTATAATGATTTATTTGCAATGATTTTAAATACTGCTGAAAGAGGAAGAACTGCAACAGAAGTAAATGAGTTAAAAGAAGAAAAACTTGTTCTTCTTTCTCCTTTATTGGAGCAAATACATACTGCATTAAAACAAATTCTTGATTGGATTTTTTATACAGAAATGGAAGTTGGTATTCTTCCGCCTGTTCCTAAAGAACTTGAAGGACAAGAAATTGAAATTGAATTTATATCAACACTTGCTCAAGCAATGAAAGCTCAAAACATTTCTTCAATGGAAAGATTTGTTACATTTACGGCTAATATGGCTCAAGCTATTGACCCTGTTTTGATAAAGAAAATCAGAGGGGAAAATATGATTGATGATTATGCTGACTTTGCAAACATAGACCCATCTCAAATAGCTCCGAATGAAGAACTTGAAGCATTGAGAGAGCAGCAAGCAGAAAAACAAGCTCAAGCTGAACAGATGCAGCAGCTTCAACAAGGTTCTGAAATGATTAAGAATATTGGCGGAACTGACAGTTATGGAGCTGATTTATTAAGAAGGTTGGGAATGGGTTAATGATTTATAACGAAATTGATTTGAAGAATATGGTGCGGAATGTTTCAAATTCTCCGGATGGTTTAGAGTTTATCTATTATCTTCTTGATAATTTTGGAACTTTCTCTGCAAAAGTAAATTTGAGCAATTCCGAATTACAAAATATTGTCAATGCGGTAAAGAGAGAGCAAGGTGAGTTTATTCTTGATTTATTAAGAGAATACAATTTTGAAAAGTTTATAGAAATACAACGAAAAAGGAGTAACGAAAAATGTCTGAAAACAATGAATTAGAAAACACAACTATTGATGATACCGCTAATGATGGCGGTGTTCAAGGTGATGGTGCTGCTGATGGCGGAGCTGCTGCTGACGGATTAAACAATCCTCAAGGTGATGGTGCTGCTGATGGCGGTGATGATGCAGCAAACAAGGGAACTGATGATAACGGTATTTATGGTTCTCCGGAAGCATACGATTACAAAGATATTAAACTTCCGGAAGGTTATGAATATGACAAAGAAATGCTGAAAGAGTTTGATGCACTCAATAAAGAAACTAATCTGTCGCAAGCTCAAGCGAATAAGTACATGGAGTTTGGTTTAAAACTTGCTCAAAAAACTGCCGGTAATGTTCCGGAGATAATAAAGCAAGTTCATCAAGCTAAAGTTGCTCAATTCCAACAAGCTCTTAATACAGATAAAGAAATTGGCGGTGCTGATAAATCTAAAATGAACGCATATCTTGATGTAGCCGATAAAGGCTATACCGCTTTTGCTAATGATGAAGTAAAAGCAGCTCTTGCTGATGCCGGTCTTAATTACCATCCGGCAATAGTTAAGATGTTTCACAGAATAGGTGAGCTTGTTGGAGATGATAAAATATTTGCTCCTAAAACTCCATCCGGAAATCCGGCTGATGCAGCAGATATTTTGTACGGAAGCAACAATCAATAAATGGTAATTAAAAGGATAGTAAAAGAATAAAAAAGGAGAAAAAGCTATGGCTACAGTAGGACAAAATTTTTTAACATTGAAAGATTGGTATTCTCAACAAGAAGGTGGAAAGGTAACATCTACAATTATTGATTTATTTGTTCAATCTAACACTCTCTTGGAAGATGCAATTACTCTTGAATGTAATGATGGTACAACTCACAAAACAACCGTTAGAAACGGATTGCCTGAACCTGAATTTAGAAAATTCTATCAAGGTGTTGCTTGTCAAAAAGGTGATTATACTCAAGTAACTGATGAAACTTCTATGCTTGATGATTATTCACTTGTTGATAAGAAACTTGCTGACCTTAACGGAAACACTAATCAATTCCGTTTAAATGAAGCAGAAGCTCACATTCAAGGTATGAACAATAAAGTTCAAACAAACATTTTCTACGGCAACAAAGGAACTAATGATGCTGCATTTGATGGTTTGGCAACAAGATATAACAAAATATCTTCTACAAAAGGTAATATCGGTTATCAAATTATCTCTGCCGGTGGAAGCGGTTCTGATAATACTTCAATTTGGTTTGTAACTTGGGGCGAAAAACATACTCACTTGTTATATCCGAAAGGTTCTAAAGCCGGTTTGCAGCATATTGACAAAGGACAAGTAACTGCTCAAGATGCAAGCGGAAACGACTTTGAAGCATACAGAGATTACTTCTCTTGGGATATTGGTATGACCGTTAGAAATTACAGAGCAAACGGAAGAATTGCAAACATTGATGTTTCTGATTTAGCCGGAGATAGTGCTGCTGATTTAATTTCTTTGATGGTTAAGATGTATCACAGAATTAAACAACATGCAAAAGGTGGTAAAACAGTTATCTATGTAAATGAAACAATAGAAACTTACTTACACTTACAAGCAATGAAAAAATCAAATGTTCAATTAACAATTGATGAATTTGCCGGTAAACCTGTTGTTAAGTTCTTGGGTATTCCTGTTAAATGCTGCGACCAAATTCTTGATACAGAAGCTCAAGTATCTTAATTGATATTGGGGAGATTGAAAGGGGAGAGATTTTTAAGTGTTTGCTCTCAAAACCAAACACTTTTTTTTATTACAACATTAAGTAAAAAGGAGAAATAAAAATGTTATACGATAAGGAAAATTTATTTTCAGAAAATCAAGCAATTACTGCTGATGCAGCTTCAACAAACATCATTCAATTAGCTAAAGGACAGTTAAAAGAAGTTGCTTTTGGAACTCCGATACCTTTAAGAAT